CGGACCGAAGCGGCACATGCCGCGCCGGGTGCTGCACCTGGACGCTCTACGAGAGCATCCGGAACCACATCTACGACGTCAACCACCGCGACAGGGACAGCCTGCAGCCCGATCTTGCAGCGGGAAAGCAGATGGTCCATGCCGACAACCAGATAAGGAGGCGCAAACACATTGCGAAATAGCATCGATTACCCCGGCGAGCGGGCGCCGCGGCGCCCCGCCGTGATCGCCCAGGCCGGATATACCGGTCAGAACCACTTTTCCGTGACCTACGGCGACCAGAAAGTGACCGTCCGCGCCGAGGACGGCTATGCGGCCCTTTTTACCGCCGCCAAGCACTGGGGCTATAAATTCACCCGCCCGGAGTTCCACCAGAACGCCCGCGCAACAAAGCTCCACTACACGCCAGACACCCGGCCGGGGGCGCTGGTATGAGATTCGTGTGTGACGCCTGCCAGGATATCACGAACATCGAGGCCGACCGGATGGAGATCCAGGGCGACAAGCTGATGGTGTATAGCCGTGGGCGGCTGGTCTACGTTGCGGATCTGGGGCAGATCATGCTGGCGAAGCTTACGCCGGGGAGGGAGGACGGCAATGGACTTAGAACAAACCGCGATTGAGCGGCTGCGGATGGCCTCGGATATGAGCCTGCGCCTGTACAAGCAGCCGCTGGTGATCACATACTCCGGCGGTAAGGACTCGGACGTGCTGCTGCATCTGGCGGAGGCAAGCGGGATCCCGTTTGAGGTCCTACATAGTCTCACAACGGCGGACGCGCCGGAGACCGTCTGGCACGTGCGGGATACCTTCCGGCGGTTGGAACTGACCGGCGTAAAATGCGACATCGATACGCACCGGACGCCGGACGGCGGGAACGTGACGATGTGGAACCTGATCCCGCGTAAGCTCATTCCGCCGACACGCCTGAAGCGCTACTGCTGCGCGGCGCTCAAAGAGACCAGCGGGCGTGGACGGTGGATCGCGACCGGCGTTCGCTGGGCCGAGTCGCAAAAGCGAAAATCCCGCGGCGTTATGGAAGCGCTTCATAAGAATAAGGAAAAGCGGCTGACGCTGATGAATGACAACGACGAAAGCCGCATGCTGATGGAAAACTGCCAGCTAAAGGGGACCTGGACAGTCAACCCGATCATTGACTGGCAGGATGCTGACATCTGGGATTACTGCACGGCAGAAAAGATCTCGATGAATCCGCTTTACGCCTGCGGTTTTGAACGCGTGGGTTGTATTGGCTGCCCGATGGCAGGCAAGCACCGGAAGGTGCAGTTCGTGCGTTACCCAAAGATCAAAGCGGCGTATGTCCGGGCGTTTGACAGGATGCTTGCAGAACGGCAGACGCGGGGGCTGCCCTGCGACTGGCAGACGGGCGAGGACGTGATGCACTGGTGGATGGAAGATGGCGTTTTGCCGGGACAGATGGTATTTGAAGGAATGGAGGATGAAACATGACACCTGCTGAGATCGTGAAGTCGCTGCGGTGCTGCGCAGAAATCGGAGAATGCGAAAAGTGCCCGATCGACGCGGAGGCCACCTGGGATGATTGCCGCAAAAGAGACGTCGAAGCCGCCGACATGATCGAGCGCATGACCGCCGAGAACGCGGCGCTGAAAAAGGAGATTCGGAAAGCTGGCTGCATGTTTTGTGCGAGGTTTGAGGATTGCCCGGAAGGGTTTAAGCCGACCGGCCAAGAAGACTGCGATAATTGCGCAAAGAAACCGGATTGCGCGTGCATGGAATGCTCCGGAATCGGGAGCAGCTCAGACAACTGGGAATGGCGCGGCGCACCGGAGGAAGGAGACAAGGCAGATGCTTGATATTTGCCCGGTATCGCTGGCAGAGGCAAACGCCTTTGTCGCGGAGCACCACCGGCACCACAAGCCGGTGGTGGGGCATAAATTTTCCATTGGCTGCACAGACGGAGAGCAAATCGTAGGCGTGGCGATCATCGGGAGACCCGTTGCACGGTATCTGGATGATGGATGGACGCTTGAGGTAAACCGCTGCTGCACGGACGGCACGCGGAATGCGTGCAGCATGCTATATGCAGCTGCGTGGAGAGCCGCCCGTGCGATGGGCTATCACAAACTGATTACATATATCCTCGATACAGAGTCGGGGACAAGCCTCAAGGCGGCTG